GGCTGTGGTTTAGTATCTGGTATATACGCTGGTGGTTCCCTATCGTATGGTTTAAGAACAGGATCAGTATCTGGTATATACGCTGGTGGTTCCCTATCGTATGGTTTAAGAACAGGTTTAGGTTGTGATTTAGAAACAGGCTTAGTAGCCTTAACTATAGGAGGAGGTGCTTTTTTTACAACTGTTTTCTTCTTCTTTCCTTTAGTAGGGCTTTTTCCACCTTTAGCTAAAGTCACACGACCACCTTTACGATAATCTTCTCGTTTAGTTTTATATCTTTTACGCGCCATATTAGTTCCTAATTAGTTTTAACTTCAAAAAGTTTATCAAGTTTTGTTTCTAGTTTATTAAGCATACGGATAAGACGATCCATATTGTTTTCTAATTCTTCTTTGGTGACATAACTCTTAGCTACTTCTTCTCTGGTCTTATTTAAAAGAACATCCATTCTCTTAAGCTCTACAAAGTTCTGTCGGATACTGTAGACTACAGGAGCCAGTATAAAAGTAACAATTATGTTCCACATTTCCATATCCATGTTATGCTGCCTCTTGTACATCCCAACAGTTGAGATTAGTAGTTACTACCCTACGTTATCTATCACCTTTTAAATGATAGATCGTATACCCTTTCTTATATATGCCTAGTTAGCAGCTATATAATCTGTACCAGTGGTCACAGCGGCAACATGAGTGGTTTTTTTACTACCTGCTGCTCCTGCTACGTCTGGTGTGTCATCATCTGAATCTACAGGTGCGTAAAGCAAGATAGTTGATAGATGATCAACATTACGTTGAACCATTTCATTTATCTCAGCTTGTGTCATACCTGTTACATCGTGTGTTCCAGCTTTTACTTGGTCTATTAGCGTTACCGAATCGGTTCCTGCTGCTAGACATTCTGTTACTGTTTGTGCCATGTTACTGCTCCTAACCTTCTAAGGTCGTTATTCGTGCGGTTAATGCTTCTATTAAAGCGTTTTGTTCTTGGATTGCTTTTACTAAGATGGGTACAAACTTACTGTACTGTATTCCATATTGTTTGCCATCACCTGAAAGATTAGTTGTAAGATTAGTCTTGTCAGCTATCTTATAACCTGCGGCTTTCTCAAGAGTTTCAACATCCTGTGCTTTAAAACCAATATCTAACCAATCTTCTTTGTGGGTTCCGTCTGGAGTAATTCCATTTAAATCAGTGTCTGTCCAATCATCTTTTGTTTTATCAATGTACTTAGAACGTTTATCCCACTTATAAGTAACTGGAGATAAAGCTTTAACAAAATCTAAGCCAAGATCAAGGGCTGTAAAGTCTGTCTTGTCTCTGGCATCAGATGCGACTGTCCAATCAACTTGGATATGAGAAGAAGTAATATTTTCATCACCCAATCCAATTTTATGAGAAGCTGAAGTTTGCGCTCCTCCCGGACTTCCTGTTCTTAAAGCATCCACTCCTATTGCTATATTGTTAGACCCTGAAGTAATTTGAAGCCCTGCTGCTCTACCGATAGCAGTATTTTGATCTCCTGTAACTGCGCCTAAAGAGCTATCTCCTACTGCGGTATTTTGATCTCCTGCGTTTGCTGATAGTGATAAATAACCAACGGCAGTATTACTTTCACCATCATCAGTAGCATCACCAGCTAGTCCACCAACAAAGGTGTTAAGTGTACCTGTGGTTACTGCTACTCCAGCTTCGTAACCTACTGCTGTATTGTAAGTGTATGTAGATGAAGTAAAGTTTTGTGCATATAAAGCATTTACACCAATAGCTACAGACCTATTACCTTTTGTATCTGAGCCTAGAGAACCTGTACCAACGGCTACGTTGTGATCAGCATCACTTAATGCGTCACCAGAAAGACCACCAATTAAAGTATTATTGATACCTGTGGTTATTGCGGTTCCTGCGTTATATCCAACAGCTACGTTGTAGGGTGAGCTATTTCCAGTATTCATAGTAGAAAGAGCGTTAAATCCTACAGCTACACTTCTTCCATCAGCATCAGCCGCTCCTAAACTACCAGAACCCAAAGCAACATTCCGCGTTCCAGTAGTAATACTAGCCATTGAGCCATAGCCAACAGCGGTATTATTTGCATCGTAAGTGCTAGTTCCGTTATTTTGTGAGGTTAGCGCGTTGTAACCAATAGCAGTTGAGCGATCTCCTGATACATTTGCGACTAGAGCTTGATAACCCACCGCAACATTTTCTGAGCCTATGGTGTTTGCTGTTAAAGCTGTCTTACCAACAGCGACATTGTTGTCGGCTGTCGTATTTTCTTCTAAAGCTAAGTAACCAATAGCAGTATTACTAGCACCTGTAGTATTCTCCTCTAAGGCTTGAAAACCAACAGCTACGTTATTTGCACCAGTGGTATTTTCTTCTAAAGATAAATAACCAATAGCTGTGTTACTTCCTCCCGTTGTGGTATCTCTTGCTGCTCCATAACCTAATGCTACATTTCCTGTTGCTGTTGTATTAGAGCCTAGAGCATCTTTACCGACTGCGGTATTGGCATCGGCTGTCGTATTGGCATCAAGCGCGCCAGAACCAATCGCAGTATTATGCAATCCTGTGGTTACCGCATAACCTGCTTCATAACCAACTGCCGTATTATAACCATTTGCACCTGCATTAAGAGTTGCTAAAGCATTAACTCCAATCGCAACATTTAAACCGTGTGCATCTTCTGTACTAAGAGCAAAATTTCCAATAGCAACATTACTAGAACCTGTTGTTAGAGCATCACCAGCACCATAACCTACAAGGGAGTTGCCAGTGCCTGTGGTTACTGCTGCACCTGCATCATATCCAACCGCAGTATTATAAGTAACTGTAGATGAAGTAAAGTTTTGACTATTTAATGCCTGATGTCCAATAGCAGTTGATCTAGTGCCTAAAGTATCAGTTGATAAAGAACCTACACCAACAGCTACGTTGTAAGAGGCTGTTGTATTAGCGTCTAGTGCCAATCTACCTATGGCAACATTATCTGTTCCTGTTGTATTAGCAGCTAAAGCACCATAACCCACCGCAACATTGTTATCGCCAGTAGTAATCGCAGTACCTGCTTCATCACCGACAACTACGTTATAATTACCACCACTTGCAATACTGTTACCAGCATTGACACCTGCGCGGAAGTTACTTGTACCTGCTGAAGCGGTGATTATATCTGCGCCATCTGCATACGTTACGTCTGCTGCAAAGTTGACAGCGCCATCAACGTCTACAATGTCTAAATTGGCTGTGCCATCTATATCTATGTCGCCTGATATGTCTAAAGATGTTGCGGCTACCTCGCCTGTAACTGTAATACCACCAGAAGCTGTAGCTATTTTAGCTGCGTTGTTGTGGTATAAAGTTACTGCACCGTCAGCACCAAACAAAGCCATATTTTCTGATGTTGCACTTAATATGTTTAAACTACTAGATTTTAAGGAAAGGTCACCTGTGTCATTGTTAATAAAACTATTATTAGAATCGTGAAAAATTTGTAAGTCTGCTCCTCCACCTAGCTGGAGTTTTGCACTGTCAGCAAAAGTTGCACTACCTGCGTGAGCGGTTGTAGATGCAAAGTCTACAGCGCCGTCAATGTCTACGACATCAAGGTTTGTAGTGCCGTCTACGTCTATGTTGCCACTAATATCTAGTGAAGCACCAGTTAAAACACCTGCAACTGCAAGTGTAGAAGCCATATCTACAGCACCATCAATGTCTACAACGTCTAGGTTAGTAGTACCGTCTACGTCTAAATCACCATTAAAGTCTGCATTACCTGCCAGTGTTAAAGTAGAAGCCATGTCTACAGCACCATCAATGTCCACGACATCAAGGTTAGCTGTGCCATCAATATCAACATCACCAGCAACAGTTAATCCTGCTGCTCCGACTAATTTTAAGTCATCAGCACTTTCATCCCAGAGCATGTACGCTCCAGAGGTAGCTCCAAAGAATTTAACATCGTAGCCCGTGTCATCTACGCCTACTGTAAGCGCCCCGTCTAGTTGAAGCGCACCGTCAATGTCGATTGCATCTACGTTTAAAGTGCCATCAATATCAACATCACCAGCAACAGTAAGCCCAGCAGCACCAACTAATTTCAGATCATCTGCTGATTCATCCCAGAGCATATAGGCTCCAGAAGTAGCACCAAAGAATTTAACGTCATAGCCTGTATCGTCTACACCTACGGTTACTGTTCCTTGATTAGATAAAGCACCAGCATTGGTTAAGGCTGCGGTTTTAGTGGTTCCTGCTAAATTTGTATCTGTTAATACGTCATAAACCACACCACCAGACCCTGCTCCATCAGTGGCTATAATTTTTGTTTCTCCTGCTAGTATTGCTACGTTAGCTCCACTACCGTGTGTAAAGGTCAGCGTGTAAGAAGTAGCATTTTCCATCATCCATATTTTAGATGCGGTATTGGGTAAAAGCGTTACAGTACAAGCTTGACCACCCCCCGTCAGTTTAAGGTACATTGCTCTGTCAGAATCGGAAGCTCCGTCTGCAATGGTGATGGTATCAGTTGAAGCGTTTGCTATAGCTCTAGTGCCGTAGCCTAAAGCTTGTCCAATCAACTCTAAATTTGTATTGGTTGTAGTACCCCACGTTCCACTACCGTCACCAGTAGCCATCTCGTTGAGTCTTAAATTATTTACATATGTACTTGCCATTGATATTCTCCAAACGTGTCCTTTTGATTATAACTATGTTTTTTATAAAAGTTAAGCAACTTCTTGCCAATTTGGTGTTTGAGTGTCTGAAACCGTACTCCAATCAGGTGTTTGAGTGTCTGAAACCGTATTCCAATCTGGAGTTTGACTTGTATTAACAAGCCCCCAAACGTTAATAGCGTTACCTAATGCAGAAGTTCCGGCTACACCTGTTACTGCAAATATAGCAGAGGTAACTCCCCACTTGTCGTCACCCCATGTACTTCTACCCCAACCGGTAGCCATCTATCTTCCTAAGCAATACGAATTATTGCATTACTAGCATCGGCGGCAGGAAACTGAATTGTAAAATCACCTGCAGTAGAGGTTTTATCCCCGCCAAATGCTAAGATACAAACCGACGGATCTCCAGAAACTGAATCATTAAATATCATCGCACCGTTAGCCGTCACAGTAGCATTTGAGAATGTAAGATCAGCAAAATCAGTAAATGCAGTGGTTCCTGAAGTAGATGGATCAACTCTAGTTAATGCTGCGCCTTTCGCAGTATAGTTTGTCCCACTTACTTCAGCTGTTGTTGTGTAGGCGGTTGTCGCGGCTCCAAGAGAAGCCGATGAGGTATACAATGCTAAATTAAAAGTACTACCGCCTGAGTTTAAAAAATTGTGTTTAGCTTCTAACAATTCTTTTTTAAAAGAAGTTGCCATTGCTTGTGTTATAGCCATTATAGCCTCCTGATTATTTCAGCCATTTCTGTATGACCTTGTTTATCCAATAAACCCGCCACAGTAGCTCTATCACTAGCTATAGCTTGTTTCATGTACAATAAAACAACTTTTTCAATCGTGTCTTTATATACTCTAGCCTGTGCTTTAACCATAGGATCCGCACTATCACTAACCTGAACAAGTCGTTCCATTATTCTTCCTGTCCAATATTCTGGACTTAACCCTTTGTTTTGAGTAGTTTTTACTCCTACATTTCCTATCGTACTTACTACGTCTACGCTAAACATTAGCGCCTCCTTGCGGATTTAGTTTTACACTATCACTTCTAGCTTCGTCTCTAAGATCTCTATATTCACCAAGAACCTTTAACATAGCCAAAGCTTCTTGGAATTTAGTTTCGTACAAAGTAATCGTTTCTGTAGAAGATTTCATAAATACGGCTCCTTCTACTAGAGCTCCGTAAAGCATGGCATTAGGTCCATTTTTTGAAAGCCATGTTTGACCACTGTCTTCTCCCGATACCAATGAAGTGGGTCTGTAATAATAATGTAATTCAAAAGTTAAATTACTCGAGGGAGTGGGGGCTAATATAAAAGTATCGTCATCAAACTGCGCGTAGTAAAGAGGTTGCCCCGTAGTGGCTGCTGCGGGAGTATAATCCCTAATCCAAGACGGGTGTTTAAATAAAAGATAGCTATAATTACTGCTTGAGTCTAATACAGCTAAGCTATACGGGGATAAATAATCAGTAGGCGTTGCTAAATATGCAACACCATTAGTCGCTGACCCTGTTACATTTTTGCGAAAAACAGGAAGTTGTACCGCTTTTAAAACCCTTTCTTCAGCGGTTTGAATAAAAGTATCTAAGGTATTAGTAAATGTCGTTTCAGTATTATCTAAGTAATTCTGAACGGCTGTTTTTAATCCACTGTATGTAAATCCTGCCATTATGTTTCCACCGTTACGTTACCTATTTCACTTGTTGCTCCAAGTCCATCAAAATCAGTTCCTATAGGATCAGAAGAAAATGTCATTCCTGCTGCCGAAAGATTTGTAGTGATTATAACCCCTAATTGACTTTGAGGTAAAGGAACGTCAGGTCGAGGTTTCCATAACTGTTCCGCATCTGCTGTAATACTTGGAGGGTCTAATTGAGGATGTTTTGGTTCATAGCATTCAGAACAAGTTCTAAAATTTTCCCAAGTTCCTTTTGCAGTCTTATACGGATATCTAAAACCACAGGTATCACATATGAAGTAAGCGTATTTTCCTGTAGCATAAGCCATTAAATATATTCTTGTCTAGGAACAAGTCTTACTGGAGAACGATCTTCGTCATATTTTAACGCGTTCATTAAGTCTTGTTCATATTGCTCTTTCATAATAGGAAGTTTTTGTACGTTCTTTTTTAAACACAAGTAATAAGCAAGTCCAGATACTAAACAAGGCATAAACCGAGTGGGGATATCTACGTCATTAACTTGTGCGTTAGAATCCTCTATTGTACGCCAAACATAGTAAACGAGTTTATCGGTTGAGTTCTCGGGTGTTGGATATAAATGAATAACAGGGGATTTTAATCGCTCTACCCAATACTCACTAGCCCTAGCTTTTGTGCTTTTATTAGGAATACCGACATACTCATTACGGTCTATTCGATCTAACGTGTAGTCTGTAACTACTCCACCAACAGTTCTTTCAATATACGCATCGAGTACGTCTATATCATAGGAGTTAATAGCGTATTCATTAGTTCCTTCTGTGAGAGTAAGTTCTACTTTAGAGACTTCCCACATCTGAATACCTCTATTAGACCAATCTGCAAACATAATGTTCATAGAACGTCTAGCAGTAATGGCGTCATACGAAGTACGGGCTTCTAACCCCGCAAGTTCGTATGCTTCTTCCACTGCTGTCGCTACATCTAAATTAAATGCGCGAGTTCCTGAAGTAGCCATGATTAATAACTTTTAATAAATTCAGCTACTATCGTATAATGATCGTGTGCTGTATGTCCGTGAGTTGTTAGATCAACATCACCAGTTATACCACTACCTGCGTTATTCGGGAGACCGCCCCATTCTCTAAAGTCCATATGACCTGAGACTACTCCTGCTGCCGCACTACCTCCTAAAACTGCACATACAACATTAGAAGTCGCGTCCCACTCAATAGTAACTCTTATACCTCCTATGTCGTACCATAGTTGCGATAAAGTTACTCGTGTACACGTTTCTCCCTCATTGTTAGTGTTTAGCCCTGAAACGTCTACTTTTTGAACAGAGGACTCTCCAGTGCCGTCAGAAATATTAGTGAATTTATAAACTAGCTTTCTGTCAGTATCTACAATTTTTTGACTTGTAACTGCGTCTGCCATAGTTTACTCCTATTAAGCTATTTGAGTGTATTCAATAATAAACGTAAACGAACCAGCAGTTGTAGCATCTACTGTGTTAGTAATGTTGCAGTAAATAGTTCTTTCAGTGTCTGTGTATTGAACAGAAGCTGGAGCTGTTGTGCCGTCTTGAGTTTGTAAAACCAAACTGGTCACAGTTACATTATGCGCAACAACAGTTGTACCACCATCAAGTATTTCATCAGTCTGAGCTGCTACTATTTGTGCACCTGAACTGCTTGTACCGACTTCATAACCTATGTCGCCTGTTCCTATTACTGGAGCAGTATCACAGAATATTTTTATATCTGTAATAATTGTATTAGCAGGTTGTGTAAACTCACCTATAGCCGGACTATCTCCAGCAGTAGTATTTACTGTTACACCAGTTGCAAAACCAACATGTTTTACATATTTATTTGTAACAATGCCTGTTGAAGCAATATTTACTACATCAGTTTCTGCACCTGTGCTACTATTGACTGATATTACTTTAAAACCATTTTCAGACCGGACTGGTCCATTAAAAGTTGAATTTGCCATAATTAAGTCCCCTTAATTCACCTACCGTCTTGGCTTGTCTGCTAGGTCAGTCGGTAAGCTAGTTAGTTTATCCTAGAATCTATATCATTCTAGCTCAAGGAGTTAGAAAAGAAAAGAAAAAGAAAAAGAAAAGGGAGCCGAAGCTCCCTTATCAATCATTCACAAAAGTGAATTACGCTCCGGGAGATCCAAATATGCCTCTCCAATCACTCCAACCGAAACTGTATCGCTCTCGTGCCTTGTATCTTACATTACCAGTTTCGAAGTCTCCTTCCATGCTGGTAGATACAGCAGTTCTAACGAAGTGTTTAAGTCCATTAGGAACGTCAGTTTTGATGAAAAACGCATCAGTATCTGTTAGATAATGATTAACAACATAACCTTCAGAAATCATTCCCATGTTTCTGATTGCGTTGATGTCATTATCTGAAGTACCTACGCGTCCCGGAGTTTCCATAAGTCTATCTGCTACAAATTGTAAAGCAGGTGGAATTATTAGTTTCCGAGCTTGTGCATTTACCTTTAAGTTTCTTTCATCTTTAAAAGCAGCGATGTCAATCAATGCTTGTTCTAATGAAGTCTCATTAAGGTCTGCTGCGGTGGATAACTCATTTTTCAAATCCACATTAGCAACAGTAGGATGATCGGTAGTCATAAGCGCCTTGCCATCTCCTCCTACATACGATGAACTAAAACCATTGTTCAAGACATTAGCTGCCTTGACCTGTTTAGTTTGTTGCATTGATCGTGCTAGTGCTCGTGTATAACGTGAAGAAAGAGTATCATAAAGATTATCTTCGATAGCTTCTTCTGTTAACGCAAACGCTAGTGCGACTGTTTCATGTGTGAAACGTGAAGTCCAAGACTCTTGCGCTGTGTCATAAATGACTGCCGCGCCTTCGCCTTTAGTTGGTGCTTCCCCAAAGCCACTTAACATTACTTCTTCCTCGAATGCTCTTTCAGAACTTTCGGTGTCAAAAATGTCTTCGTGTTCATTGTTGTAACGTTCGTACTCTAAACCAAAGAGAGCATGAAGTCCGGGGACAAGTTCTTTAACGAGCTGAGCTCTATTTATCGCCATGTCATTTTCTCCTTAGTTAAACTGCGAATGTGTTAGTTGGGAATGTGAAGAGTCCTCTCGCATAAGCACCTATTGAGTTGCTTGGTTGCGAAGCGAATCCGACACATAACGCCACACCACTTGAAGTAGTCGCTGTTGCCCCTTCCTTAGACCTACCAGTAGTTGAACTACCTGCAGTCGTTGAAAGAGTATATTTAGAACCAATGAAACTTACTGCAGGAGTTCCTGCTGTAAATTGAGCCTCGTAAACGATTCCAGGATCGTTATAAACGAGAACTTCTGCATCGGCACTGCCTAGTGTTGCCGTAGACGCAGTCCAAACTTTAGAAAAAGTTGGAGTTCCGTCCGTAGCTGTATAGTATACCCCGTAAAATACACCTACAGGAGTGCTTGTCGCACCTGCTTGATTTACATAACCACTCGAAAGAGTAACTACATCACCACTATAAATAGCCGTTCCGTAACCACTAGCGATTCTCATTTTAGCAGGACGAATAACACCACCGTACATATGATATGCGGGAGTAAAACCATCAGGTTTATCTGTATTAGCCATTATTAGCTCCTTTATACATTGTTATTAATCGTCAATTATTTTTTACTTCCAAACGCGATTTTAGAAGACCGTTGAATATCACTATCCTTTATAGGCATCCTAGCATCGCTTTCTCGCATGTAGTTCTGATCAACACCTTCCATAGCAGATTTTGCTTGATCTCGAAAATAAGCAGTGCGCTCTTCAGCTGTTTCAATGGGAACTTTAGCAAGAATTAAACCTCCTACCCCTATTACTCCTACGTTACTTCCACTATCGATTGTAGGTGCTTCAAAATCTGGATAATCTTCTGCTCTCACAGGCTCATATCCTTCTCGTATGCGTTTAGACATATTAGATTTATCATCCTGTCCTCTTGTGGCTTCACGTATCCACCTAAACTGATATCCAGCAGGTGCTGTGGGTGCGTCTAACATTGACGGGGGCTTCCAAGGTGTTCTGCGAGTTTGAGAGACTCGTGTCTCGGCAGACCGTGAGTTTCGGTCCGTTGTGACGTTTATATCTTTTGTTTCTATTGTCATCTTATACTCCTTCAATATGCTTAGCATATTCTTCAAGCGGAACGTCTAATCTTTTAGCTATTGCTACCTGACTAGGTGTTAACTTGATTTTGCGTGACGTTTTTCTTCCTGTTGCACCTCTAGTAGAGGCAGCAACCTGTTGCACGGGGGCAGATTGCTCTTGGGAAAACTTATGTGGGAAATTTTCTTGCATTCGTTTATCAACTTCAGTGTAATAATTATCAGAAGCAGGATCAATTCCTGATTCTACTAATTCTTTATGTACTCCGAAAGCTGCAAAAGTCATAGCTTGATCATCTCCAAACCACTCATTCCTAGCTGCCCATGCTTCTGCTTTTGGATCTGGACGTGCTGGTTGTTGTGGTTGTAAAGTCGGTTTATACGCTTCAACAGGAACTTCTTGTGCTGTTTGTTTATCTCTGATTTGTTGTTGTGCAGACAATCGCCTAAGATTCTCTGCCTCAGCACTTGCTCTAGATAATTTTTCAGTTGCATTAGCAACAGCATCCCCATCTCCTGCGTCTTGAGCTTCTCTTAAAATAGATTTAGCTCGTTCTATATCGGATTGTACCCTGTTATCGTACTCTTTGAAAAGGGAAGAATCCGAATTTTTTAACTTTTCTTTTAAATTTGAGTTACTTTGATTGATACTTTGCGCATATGTAACCGCTTCATCTCGCTGTCTTTCTGCTTCTCGCATCTTATAAGTTAGCTTATCAATACGCTTTTGTACCGAATCAGTAACTTCATCTAACTCATCTTTAGTCTTAGAAATAACTTCTTTGACCCTTACTTCATCTTTAATTGAATCATCTACATCTGCTGCGTGTATATCTACTTCCCCTTCAGGAAGTTCTAGCTCTATTACTTCTGCTTCTTGTTGCATGGTCTTCTCCATGAGGGTTTATGATAAAA